CTATATAAGGTAGTTAGCTGTAAGTACCTCTAACCTATTTTTCCCTACTGCATTACTACTGCTCAGATGCATAGTTATCTCTTTTTGGTACCAGCCATATTGCTCTACATATTTAGATAGTTCCTCATTATGATATGAGCTAAGCAGGAACTTACCTTTGACTTTGGCTAAAGTTGCCAATAGTTCATTGAAGTGGGATTGCTCATATCCTCCATAGTGCCCTTGTTTGGATCCTACATACGGAGGATCTACATAGTGGAACGTATCAGGTGTGTCTCGTAAGGATATCACCTCACAAGCATCATTATTCTCTATCTGCACACCTCTTAGTCTCTCTGAATAGCTCTCTTTAAAGTTGTCTATCTTATTATGTAGACAAATAGCATTTTTCCCATCTGTGGTAATACGGCAGTTACCTACTTGGCAAGAAAACCCACAATTGGTAGCATACCAGAACGCCCAAGCTCGGTGAATATCACTAAAGATAAAAGGGGTATGATATATCACTAATGCTGATTTATAGGCATCTTTGCTAACAACTGACTGCTCTATCAATACCTTAAGAGCCGAAAAATCTGATTGTAACACTTTATAGAAAGTATATACATTGGCATTAAAGTCATTAATAATTTCTACTTTTGCTTTTTCTTTTGCCCAGAATACGGCACCTCCTCCAAAAAAAGCCTCTGTATATACTTTGTGAGGTGGAACAAGAGGTAAAATGTAGGGCAACATGGTTTGTTTCCCTCCATAGTAGGATATTGGTGTGCGTTGCCAATTTTTTGAATTATATTTCATTGTTTTTAGTGTTTTTATTTTAGAAAATTCGTATCTTTGCGACTTCTCAGGGTATAAAGATAAATAGCAACAAAGCACAGAAGACTTATTGTCCTCCGTAGCCTTGTTGCTATTATTTTTTAAATACCCTGAGAAAGTTTTAAAAAAGCGGAGGACATTTTTTATACTGCTATCCTCCTATTTTAGCAGTGTTTAAACTTCTTTTAAAAGCTGTTTAAACTTCACCGAAACAACTTAAATCTCCACAATATCCAAGCAACTACGCCGAGTATCAAAGCGCCTATAATAAAGGCGGAAGATGTTTTTTTAACCTCTTTCTGTACCTGCTTAGATTGTTCTATGTATTGGTTTTTGGTCTCGGTTTTTTGACTTATCTGATTATTTATAACAAGAATAGTATCAGCCTTGTGTAGGCTCTTAGAAAGGTTATCTATTGTTCTAAGTGTTACCTTTCCGCCCTGTACTCTTATAGTCTCCTTGTCGCCGTCCCTAATTCGATGATATACTACCTCTTTAGCATTGCCCACACTATCCCTATCACTCTCAAGGGTGAGTTCATAAGATTGTGAGTGCTGTAAGTTAGAAGTAGCGACCTTTTGGGACTTTTCTACCCGTGTAGCACTGTCTTTTACCTCCTTCCTTTCGCTCTTTTGCTCTTCTCTGTACTCTGTTTTGTTTAATTTTTTGCCTTTGCAACCAGTCAGTAACAAAAGGGTTAAGAGTAAATACAAAATCTTTCTCATACATAACTATTTTACTTTTTCAATTTCTTTAATGAGTTTTTTCAAGCTCTCAGCATAGTTTGGAGCAGTGGCATAGCCTGCATTTGCGACTTCCTCAGCAAACTTGTAGGGGTCGGCTTTGACCTCCAACGCTTTGGCGTATCGTTTGTTTCTAAAGAAAAAATTAGCATGGTCTGTGAAACATTCTTCAGGGGTGGCATACTTCATAAACCAGTCCCTTACAACATACAGATATTTTCCGTCCGTGCGCTTTGTGATACTAATCACTTCTGGGAATTTGCTCTTTTCGTTGGGAGTAGTGAGTACCTCTGTTGTTCTTAGGAGTTGTTTTTCTTCTTTAGGGGTATTTTTAGAGGCTTTTACGCCAAAAAACATATTTCCATATACACTCTTCCCCCAACCGCTCTCAAGTCCTGCTTGTGCAAGGATAAAGAGATGAGAAATACCCGTCTTTCGCTCTGTGTCAAGTGCGAAATGCTTATACTTCTTGATAAATTCAATCTGTGTTTGTGTCATTGCTTTCCGTATTTTGAGTTTGTTCATTATCGCTATTTATATGGGTCATTCCTTGATTTATTTCATCGAAGAAATCTTTCAATTTACCCTCTCTCTCGTAATTATAGAGAGCTTTCATCACGAACTTAGGAGGGTATTTACCTTTTGTAAGGATAAATATATTCTTCACTATCTTACTCACTGGATACATAAGTGTCATAAATTGCACTACGCTTTGAAAGATTTTGCCCGTCTCCGTCTCATTCAATGGGATACTTAGTACTGATAATGATATATACACCACAGAAATCACTAACATTACAGATATATTTCCATAAAGAAACTGCTTTATATCAAAAGAGCCAGCTTTGGCATGGTATGTTGCACCTACTACCATATTAAGAAAGAGGATAAAGCTAATTCCTGCAAAGAAAAGCTCATTTTTCTCTTTCCAAACCGAGAAGTACGAGTACAACATCAAAAGCGGAATACTCTTAAAGAATGCAATAAAGAAGTAATACACCCTATCCCTCAAGTGTATCCTATCATCAAAGTAAAAGAGCAGTACCAAGGGTGTAGTCCATATAGCAATTTTTATTTTAGCTTTTAAAAACCATTGTAAAAGTTTATTCATAGATTTAGAATTAATTATTTAATTATTGCCCCCAAAACCACCATATACCCCTTATCTTAAGGTAGTCAAGGTTGCTTTGGTTGGCATAGGCTTCCCTTTCAAAGATAATATTGCGGTAAGCCTTATCCCAATTGCGATAGCGTAAATACTTGAAAAGAAAATCAAGGAAATACCAGATATAGAAAAAGAGTACCAATAGTTCCTTTTGCTGTCGCAAGTGAATACGTTCGTGATTGATAAGCTCTTTATCGTACTTATCACTATCGTTGCGAACGAAGATGAAAGGATATAGGGTAATTGCCCTATACCCTTTTGGCACGAGAAACCTATTTTTCCTTACCATTGGATTTTGGTTTTTCAGCGTTTTCTCCTTTGATGATCGCCGTGCAAGTGGTGTGAATATGCTTTATCAAGTCAATATCCGATGGTTGGAAATTGTTGTTTTGCATATTGAAATCATGCTCGGTTACTGTTCCTTGCAAATAGGAATATCCTACTTGTCCTTCTGTACTTTTCTGTACAGAGAATGCCAATGCTTGTGGATTTTGGTCTTTCTCAAATTCGTAGGAGTACATCACAACTGTGCCTTGTACTTCTTCTTGTGCGGTGATACTCGTTGTTTTTTGAATGATTTGCATATTTGTATAAATTAAATTTTAATAATCGTGTCCTGTTATATAATAATGACTGTTATAGTAGCGCAATTTTAATACATCTCCTTTACCCATATCCATATATCCAAAGTTATTACCTTCATGCCAATTCCCATTGTTATCTACCAAAGCTCCTCCATTAACACCTTGTATTCTGACTCTCCTTCCTTCCACATGGATAGACATTACAATAACAAGTTCAAAGGATACATTGTTTACCCCAACTATTTGATTTATTTGTTGTACATTAGGAAGATATACAGTTCTAAAATCAGTAGCTACTCCTGTAAATATAAACGTATGAGTATACTTTATATTATCAACGATAGTATTAATATCAGCTACTCCTATATATCCATCATCATAAATAGCCCTCTTTCCAATACTTGATATATTCCCATCTATAAATTGAGCTAAAGCATTGTCAGAGGATATATGATTAGGTCTTATCTTAATGTAAGAACCTATTCGATTATAAGAACGTCCTGTGTATTCAATCTTTTGTGCAATATAGGTATTAACACCAACAGCAGCATTAAAGTCCCCAAATGAAGCGAAAAGACCATCAAATGAAGCTCTACTATCTACGACAATACCAGTATTTCCTATCTCTATCTCAGAAGTATCAGCGCTGCCTGCATATATCCTCCCTCTCTTTTCGTTTTTTTCATTATTAATATAGAATTGCCCAATTTGTCCACTTGTAGCTTCAATCTCTCCTGATATATGAGCATTGGTAGCCCATAATTCTCCGTTATCATCTACTCTGAATGGAGCTTGCTCTTTTTGAGAATATGGCTTGCCTGCAAAGAAACGAATAGATTTGCCATCAAGTCCCGCTCCATTAATACCTGCATTTCCCCCTAATGTGTTTCCAACAGTTAAAGCTCCAGTAGTGATGGTGTTTTTAACAATACCTGTCTCTCCTGTATAATCGGCACCCTTACTAAACACTCCATTGATATACTTTATATTGGCTTTTTCAGCTTCATTGATAGCCGCTGCATTTTTATCAATAATACCTAAATCTACCATGGTATCCCATACATCCTCAGGAGCTGGTGACCAGTCGGTGGGCTTGTTACCACGTTCGAGTTTTAGCATCTCAAAATCACACTCATAAGGAACTTGTTTTGTATGTGCAAAAAGTTTTTTGTATGCTTTTGATGCAGTAAAGGGAATACCATTATGAATCAATTGTGCGTCACCCCATACAGTATTCCAAAGGAAAAAGAAAGGTTCTGTTTTGTAGTTTTTAAATTTAAAAACGTAAGTTTCTCCTACTTCTAAATTTTGAGATAAATCATACCATTTAATTCCTCCGTATACCGAAAAAGATTCTGTTATTCTTGGTTTTGAATTTAATATAAGGTTTCTCCCCCCAATATTTAACTCATCCACTTTTTGTTGTGCAAATGTTTTAGCCTCTTGGAGCTTCAATTGAAGCTGTTGTATTTGTCGTTGTTCTGCCGCTGTTATTTTCCCGTCGGCATTGGCAATAGCTTGTGTTTTGGTAAGTTCTGCTTGTGCTCGTGAATATGCTTCTGTAGCATTTTTAGCGGTTTGCAACATACCATTAAAAACACTATTCATTCCTTGCGGTGTACCATTGATAATTTTAGTAGCAATCTCGGCATAAGGGGCATTTACTTCAGTAGATGTGTAAACCTCTATACCGTTGCCCTTGCCTATGTTTGGAATACCTAAAAAAGCGTATGGCATTCTTGATACAAATTTTGAATTGTCATCATTAGCCCCACAACGAATGAGAGCGTTTTTCAACTCATCAGTTCCTAATATGTATGGATCTACAAACGCAGCATCTCTTGAGACTAATGTAACTAATACATCACTATTAAGGGTGTTTAGCTTATTTGCTAAAGATCTTCTTTCTTCAGTAGATCCAAAAGTATCATAGTTCTGATTGAATATTACTTGCAAGTCTGAACGACGAATAACAGCGAGATATAAACCTCTGTAATTGTTAGGAACTACATTTTGTCCATTAATCTGAATAATAGGCGCAGCGTGTCTGTTTGATCCTGTACCTCTTAGATATATCTCTCCTTTTGCATTATTTTCATTAGAATATTGTTTAATCCTACTCTCTAATGAAAGTAAATCGGGATTTACAAGTTGTTTTATTTCGGCTTTGTTGCCGTCTGTTATTTTAAGATTTGCTTTGATTTCTATATGGTCATCAAAGAGGTGTATATACTGCTCTCCATTTCCTGATGTTATCTTATCGGTTTTGATTTGTCCACCTGTGATTTCAGTAAAGCCGTTGAGTTTTGCAATACCTCTCTCACCTTCATATTCAGAATTGACAGTGGCGTATAGGAAATGATAAAAACCTGCTTCTTGCTCTATATCTATTTTGTTTTCGGATAGGATAAACTCACCCATTTCAGCGGTTTTGGATGCTTTGATATAGAGATAATAGGTTTTAGCCTTATCGTCCAATCTACCTGATACGAAAGCAGGAATATTCCAATACTTGTAGCTGTTAGCATCACGATTGGGGTTTATATCTGTAGTGCCAAGGGTGAAATGCTTGAGCCACCCACTACCTGCATTGATTTGCTTGCTATTCTTGTCGAAATAGAGTGTGTGAGGGGTTTTTACTGGGTTTGTTTTTGAGACTACAAAATCAAATTGAGTAGATTTGTTACCTATGAGAGCCATCATGGTTTGTACAGTAGCAGGGACAATACTCTTAGTGTATTCAGGAAAGGCTGCTTCTATTTGCTTGATAGTCTCTTGTGCGTCTCTCCAGCTTCTTTTAGTTAATGATTGTGTGCGCTTGTTGAGTTCTCCAAAATATACTTCTTGGTTTTGGAGTTTGCGCATTTCAGAAACAAAAGAATGCCCTTGTACCTTGTTAGATAGCTCTATTTGTGGGCTGTAAGGGTTATTTACATACTCTTTAAACCCTACGATACGAATAGCCACGGGGGTACGTTGAAACTCGGTATCTGAAAAATTGATATAAGCCCCCATTTTTAGACGCCCTCCTACATTTACCCAGTTCTTTTTTGCCCATATTCCGTCTAAATCACCAGTGAAAGTGAACATATCAGTTCTATTTTCATACAAGTATTTGCACGCTTCCTTCATCATCTCCCAGCTGGCACCCGTTTTGGTGTTATCATCGCAAATATAAGCATTAGGCATTTGCATATTATAGACGGAATATTCATCACCTATGGCAGGTTTGAATATGTCATTAGGCATTGTTACGCCATCTTCTTCTTTTGGTACGAGTTGAAACCTTTTTTGATTGTGGTCATATTTCTGTACCTCAAACTCTCTACCTGATAACATGCCGCTTTCAAAGTAGATAAGCATCTTTTCGCCTTTGATTTGGAGGTCTGAAAAGTTTAGTGCTTGAGGTATGGAAGTATCGGTAAAATCATAGAAGTGTTTGTCGTGATCCACTTCAAAGACTTCTGTAATTGTACCTTTACGCTTAGGATATATATGAGACAAATCAAGGCTTTGCTCATTTACAAAGCCGTTATTTTGGGTGTTTTTGACAGCTATTGATAGCCCCTTGTCGTCTGAAACGAAGGTTACGACTTCATATACGTACTCTTGTGATTTGGGCAGTAATAGCTCTTTATTACCATACTTGGAGCGGTCGATATTACGGTCACCTCCTTGTACATAGAGGCGGGTGATACGACTTTGTTCTGTAGTACGACTTACACCAGTTTTGAAGCCTTTGCCTTTGCCATATTGGAGGGGTAGGGGATTGTTCTTGAAATACTCTACCTTATGCAAATGAATAGTTTTACCTATAATCTCGTATTCTGTCTCAAAAGCCTTGGCTATCATTTCCAATGCTTCGAGGCAGTTGTTATGGTTGTAAGATACAAGTTTCTCAGAGGCTTCTATACAGTTACCTACTTGCCACCCGCTATCTATCATATTAAGACAATCTACTAATATCTGAATATGATAACGAGGGGAAGCTGTAAAAGGAAATTTAAGGGTCTTATCGTTTGGATTACGAAACTTGTAATTCTTGATATTTACCCCCTCACTATCCATGGTAAGGGTATATTCAAAGTGTCGTGTGTTATGTTTGACTATCTTAGCAGGTTGATTGAGAGTATAACGCTCATTAGCAAACTCGCACCATGCCCCAGTAGGTATATCTGTATAAGAAGGTAATGCAAAATATAAGGTAAGGGTGTGTTCTCCCATGATGGAGCGGTATCGGTAGCTCTCATCAGTAGGGAGGACATCTATATAGGTGCTATTAAAATGAAGTTGCATAGTTATTAGCGATTAGTGCTTAAATTCCAAGCACAAAGATACACCATGCGTAAGACATACTCTTTATATGAGTTTGTTTATTTTTTGTATTTTCTTTGTATATTTTTTATACTACCGCAAAGTAAAGGGTAAATTCCACTCTCAAAGTGTCTTTTGTGAGTAGCACCTCTTTTACACTTGCTTTTTGATAGATAGCCTTAAAGGTACTACCCAAAGCATTAATGGAGCGTTCTCCTCTTTGAGAAAGGTTGTATAATAGCGCTTCGTACAATTTCCAAAAGCGATTGATAGGCTGTTTGATGTAGCAGAGAAGCTCAATGGTACGTTCCTTAAATACGTTAGGATATTCGGCATATTGTACTCCCATAATGGTATTACTTGTAGTGGTTAGGTGCTCTTTAACCTCATAGCTATTTAGTAGGTTGCTTTCATTCTCTTCTAATAGATAAATACCATACTTGGATAGGTCTATGTTGTCAATCGAAAAACCTGAAGAAGGTAAAGTGTCATTAGGGGCAATATAGGTATAACCTTGTAAGGGGGTATCATTAGCAAAAGTAGCCTCATAGGTGATATAGCCTTCTTCTTTTTTAGCTTTTCTCACCCCAACGAATCGTAATCGGAAAGACTTACCCAGCTCCTCAAAAAGAAAATCATTATAGGTTTGAGCGGATAGAAAGGATATAAAGGCATGGTATTGGTCGCTTTTGGAGACAAAAGACAATGAAAAAGAGAATGTGTCTAATTGTGGATCGTCTGTGTCATACTCTTTGCCGTAATATTCTGCCCAATCGTTACTATTTAGTTTCTTGAGAGCAGGAAAGCAAAGTAAATCCTTGTAGTTTCCATCTAAAAGGTAGGTATGGTAGGTAGCTTGTATGTCAATAGTGTTAATTTTCATATTTTTGTTGATATTTAAAAATATTGTTGTACCTTTGCATTGCAAAAGGGTATTAAGAACTTTTGCAAGGGCAACGCCCGCCAGAGTGTAATTGCGGTTATATCCCGAAGCTCACTAACTACCTTGAACTCACAATATTCAAGGTAGTTTTTTATTTAGAAGAAGCCTTTTACTAACTTTCTGTATTTACCTAATTTAAATTCTTTTTCAGATATTTCTAATATATCATTGTGTTTGTTCATCAGTATCATATTACCGAGTCCTTTTCCTTTTCTTTTTAATTCTTCAATAGACTGCACAAACAAATCTGTATTTCCTTTTTCTAATTGTAATACGACATTATCAGATTGTAAAAATCCTTTTTCAATATCTGCTTTTAGGGTTCCTATCTTTTTAGTAGTACTATGTTTAAAATCAGCAATTACTAATTTGTTTTTGAAATGAACAATAGCATCGGCGCTACTTATATTTTCATATTCAGGTAATAGAGCAACAGATTTGCCTTTATCGTTAAGTGCTTTTGCCATTGCTAAGGTGTTATTTAGACTTTCTCCTTTACCTCTATGTAGGTCAAAAAGTACTGTTTTTGCACCGTTTGTTTCGTGTTGAAAGACGAGTTTTGCTCTGTTATCGTCTATGATTTCCTGTAAAAGGGCTTGCTTTTTGGCATTGCTACCTGCCCTCTTTAAATGCTCAACAATCATAGGTGAAAAAGGTTCAAAAGAAACATAAGTACTTTCTTGGAAAGACTTTGATACTTCTAATAACTTCTGTAATATATCCTTATCATTTCTGTTAGCCTCAATAAAATAAGGCTTTGTTTTCCAATTCTTGAACCTATCTTTGTTATCAGTTACCCATTGTTTATAGTTGCTTGGCACATCACCTATGTAATTAGTGGAGCTTTCAGGAGGTAGTGTTTCATCGGCTTTGAGTTCTTTGATAAGTTCCTCGTCAGTCTTAAGAATAGTAACAATATGACACTTACAGCCTACGTGCCAGCCGTGAAAGTGAAAGGATTTAGGATATTTACCTTTGAGTTCATCACATACATCATATACTTTGTGCTGTGGGGATAGACGTACCTCGAAACCTACTACATCAGGGTTTTGCTGTATTCGTAACCAATCAGCGGACTTATAGGCTACATTGATTTCATTACTTGCAAGGCGCAAAGCATTTTTGTAGGCGCTTCTATAAACTCCTTGCCCAGGGTGATAGTTTTGGGCGTTTTTGCTTAGCACAAGGTTGCCGTATTTATCCCTTACTCTGCGAAATAATGCAGTGGGGTTGTTCAATAGGTTGCGTACTTCACGGCTTAGTTGGACAGCGCTTTTGCCCTTCTCTAAGGAAACAGATAAAGCAAGTTCTATTTCAGTTTGGGCTTTTTTAGCGATGTCCCATACACGATTGGAGACCGTGAAATCTTTAATCTTACGTTTCTTAAAGGTCTCAAGGGCTTCTAAGTTCTGATACTTGGTTAGTCCTTCTCTTAGTAGGTGGTCTTGTTTGAGGTTGGCAAATGCCCATTCTTTGGTGATACCTTGCTTTATGATTTGGTCTAATTGGTCGCTGAATTTAGATAACTCCTTATCAAAGGCTTTTCCTTTCTTGGTAGCCGCAAAGGTAAAAAGGGACTTTGTAACAAACTCTTTGAAGTCAGTTTTAAGAGCCAATGACACAGAAAAACCTACCCACTGATAGAATAAGCGTTCTATCTGTTGTAGGTAAGCGAGTAGGTGCTTTCTATGTTCGTTATCGTAATTCATTAGATACTTGCTTCATTGAGGTTGCTATTTTCCTCGTCTTTGATTTGCTTTAATTGGGCTTCAGGGTCTGTAATACCAAAGCGTTGCATAGCTTCTCGTTGTGATAATAAAGGTTTTCCTCCGTTGGCTTCCATAAGGGTACGTATCATCTCGGTATCATCGTCAATATCAAATGGGGTGATGATAGGGGTGATGTCTATGGTTTTGAGTTCTTTTTCAAAGGGGATATACATCTTGGAAAGGAAAGCCAAAATGATATTGATACGCCTTTGTAGAGCAGGGATAAATATAGCCTCGTTATCCTTTACTTTGAGGTGAGCAGGCAGCCAAGCGAGTTTGCGCCCTACACCTGAGAGCATATTTCCTTTGCCTGCATAGAACTCATCAGAAAGGTCGGGGGTATGGGTGAACTCGTGTATATCACGCCTGTTCATACTCATTTCACGGTCAAAATTTTCATTAGCATTAGGTGGTACTACGAATTGAACATTACCTCCGTCTTTGACCTCATAGACCTTGCCCCCTGTATTATTGACAGCCATTTTACCCTCTACCTTTCCTGCGATCATTAGGATAGGTTCTCCGAACTTCTTGTTACTTTCAGAAAAATAAGTGCGTTGTTCTTCTGCTATCTCAATAAGATGTTGTACGCTATCCCAGTCGGGCTTGTCTTGTTGGTATAGTACTACAGGTATTTTTCCTATGATGTTAGGTTTTACTTCGGTAGTAGTTTGTCCGTTTTTAGTGGTGAAAGTGTATATAAATTCAGCGGTGAAGGCTTGGAATACAATTTCGCCCTCTTTGGTGGTACTTTCAACGGCAAAAGATATAAGGTTGTTATTATCGTCAAATCGTGGGTATAGTTTGTACTTTTCAGGTGATAGCACCTTGTGGCGCAATAGGAATTTAGAAGGTACACCGTATTGCTCGTTTTCCTCCTCTTCTGGATACCACAACTCAGCTACTTGAGTGTATCGCTTTACCTCTGTACATATTTTACTATCTGAAAAGTTCATTTTATTTGCCTTGATAACCTCCTGAAAAGCAGTAAACAAAGTACTATCTTCAGCAGTATATTTGTAAGGTATAGCAGTTTGGAACATGGTAGCAATTTCAACGATACGCTTTTGATAGGGTAAGCCTATACGATTGAGGGAACGAGTACGCTTTTCAAAACGCTTATCTCCCTTACTATCTAAAAGAGGATTACCCACTTCATCAGTGAGTGGTATCATTATTTCAGGGTCAGGATAACGGTGCTTGTTAGTTAGGATTTCGTGCTTTTTTACATCATATTGACGCTGATAAGTAGAAATATCTATTAATGTTACTCCTTGTTTGAAATCTTCTTGTGTCATAGTCTGTTTGTCCATAGTATAAGTTATTATAAATATAATTGCAGGTGCTACCTGCTAAATCATTGATGCGAGTTGATATAAGTTGTTATTTGTTCCACTTAAGAGCTTCATTGTAATGTAACGAATAGCATCTATAGCGTGGTTGTGGTTATCTATTGGTATGCCTGCCTTTTTATCGTTCCAAGCGTAATTTTTCAACTCCTTCATCACGTTGAAACTATCAGGTGTTACGACTAACTTATAATTGAGCATTGTTGTTATACCTGCTGATACGCTGCCTGCTCCTTTCTCGCAAGGTTCTATATTTAGTCCTTTGTCTCTTAGGTCTGCAATCAGACGAGGCTCGGCACTATCTGCGACAATAAGGTCGTCAGGGTGATCTATCAAAGTGCTATTGAGCTGATAAAGCCCGTCAGAGGATAATTGCTTGTTGTTATAGTATTTTTCATCAATGTAGATGACTTTGCTACGATTATCCACAGCTACTTTGATGAGTGTATCAGGGTCAATAGAAAATCCGTAATCTTGTCCATACCCATAAGGTAGTGAGGTATCAAAATAACCAATCTCCCAATCTGTAAATATAACCCCTTCTGATACATCAGCCCATCGACCTATAATCTTTTGTGCGTATTCACTTTTGTTAAATAAGGCTTGAGAGAAATTGCCGTGCTCATCAGTTGCTTGTGCGATGCTATCCTCTTTAAGGCGCTTGATTTGTTCTAAGAAAATATCGTTTAGGTATTCGATATTATCTAAGTAGGTAGTATGAATATGCAACACATCAGGATGAGTGGATATTTGCACTTCTACTCTGTCAATATTTACTATTTTATGCGTTTTTTCAATGTACTTCTTATAAATGAAATGCTCAGCATTAGAAGGGTTCATAATGAGGATAACTCTCAATTGCATGTCTTTTTGACGAATAGAGTACAAGAGTTTTTTGTAAGATTCCTCGTCTACCCATTCCTCCATCTCATCACCTACGAAAGTAGTAATACCATGTAATGATTTGAGGTTAGCGGTTTGGTTTCCTGATGATGTCTTAATCCCTTTGAATAGAATCTCAGAACCTGAAAAGGTGTTTTTGATAGCCGTTTTCGTTACACTGAAATAGGCTTGTGTTCCCTCTGCTTGTATCTTTTCTTCAAACTCAGGAATAATAGAGTTATGAGCTGATACCATAGTGTAACGGCTAAAAAGGATTTTATGACCTGCTTCAAAAGATAAGCGTTCAAGGAAGGTAGAGGCGTTGTACGATTTACCAGAGCCTCGCCCTCCAGTGATTATAATGATAAACTTATCCTTATTTAAGTACAAAGGATCATATACAGGTTGGGTCTTAATCATTGTTCTTGTTGTTGTTCTTTAGCCATTGGGAAATGTCGATAGAGCCTTGTACAGACACTTCCTCTTTTATGCCGTCGTCTGTTTTGAAGGTGGATAGTACTGTTTGCATAGCTGTCATACGAGTACGATAATCAACTGGCACTTCACGGAATTGATTAGGTATTACAGTACCTTCTTCATCAGTAAGAGGCTCACGAATAACACCCATAATAGCAATGACAGATACCAAGTTTGATACATCATTGAATGTACGTGCTCGGTAGGCTTTTTGTACCATTTCCAATTCAGGATTTTTACGAATACGCCCATATACAGATGGATAGGTAACGCCAAGTATTTCGGCAGCTTTAGTAGGTTGTCCGTTAGCCTTGATAAGAGCTTGTTTAAGCTCCTCGTCGGTATATTTTTCGTTATCTATCTTCTTACGTGGTTTCATATCAAAAGTTATTAAATGTTAATCTATCATATTTAAAACAATTTCACCCTTTGCAAAACGTTCGTCAGGGTCTATACCTATAATCTCGCAAAAGGCTGATTTGGCTTCGTAGGTGGAAAAGGATAGTGTGATAAAAGCGTCTTCATTTTGTTGTTTCTCTAAAGCATTGTCTTTTATTTGCTGTTTCATTTGTTTGACTTGCTCCTTTTTCTCTTCGTATGTAGGCTCAATCTTTTCTTCTTGTGGTTCTGTTATTAAGTCTTCGTATGTTTCTACTTGCGGAGTATAATCGTTTATATCAACAACAAAATTAGAAAGCTCATTAATATCATAGTCGCTTAGTCCCAAGTTGGTGTAATCTATATCGTTGATATATTCCGCTACAAGGGAATAATCAGCACGAGTATTGCCAAGTGCTTCGTAAGTAAGTTGTTCCTTTTCTGTTTTTTCGTCAAACTCTACCGCTTCTACTTTTACTTGATAATCAGTTTTATTAGTACCATCGTATTTGTAGTATATATCCATCGCTTTAATACGACGATGTCCATCTATAAGGTTGCTTGTTACCTTATTCCATTTTATACCTCCGTTGAACCCTACCTTTTTGAGGTTAGCAAGTTGGTTTTTAATTTCTTTGTCTGTATGTTTTTTAGGGTTGTATGGGTTTAGGTTGATTTGCGAGCGGTTTATAGTAAGGGTCTCAGATTGTTTTAGCTGTTTCATAATCGTACTCGTATAATTTGCGTTCTACTAAGGGAAATTCGTTGATTACCTTTTTAAGATCATTAGGGTAGTTGTTGCGTAGGAATAGTAAATAGTTAAGGTCGTTTATATCTGTACCTGATGATTGGCTATTACCATACTTTTCAGGAGTGATGAGTTTTTCTGCTTTGATGTATTCTATTATGTCATTATTCTTATAAGTGGAAAGCGGATATACTTTTTTGTTCTTTTCGTTGATTGCTTCATCTTGGTAAGTACGAAGCATTACACGCCTATTCATACTATCAGATTGCTTAAATCCAAATACAGCCCACTGTATGTTTGTTTTTTCTCGTATGTTATCGGTAAGGTCTGAAAGGTTGTAAAGGCGTTGTTTTTCGTTTTGTCTGTGTCCCAAGTGTCCTGTTTTGATATAAGAGAACAGTGCAAAGTGTGGTATTTGGATAATTCTTGCTTTTGGGTATTTTTTATTGATGTAGTGCATATATTTGGTGATGTGCTCAAGATCTTTCACCACGTACATAAATACACATGTTATTTGGTCAAAGTGAGGATATAGCAAGTGTAACAAGGCAATACTATCCTTGCCACTCATAGAGTGAAATAGTATCACCTTGTTAGTTTTTTGAGCGATTTGCTCGATGACTTGCTGGGCGCTGTTAAGCATAGGTTAAAGATTATCTGTTTTTGATTTGCTTTTTCTTTTTCCTTGCGCTTCCTAACGCTCTTTCAGCTCGTTTTCTTGCACTGTCTTGCGCCCTTGCTCTACCTGCGTGATAATCAGCTTTGGTCTTATAGTATTCTTTTTACCACCACTGACACGCACTGCGTAAAATTCACCCATAACTAAAAAGGTTTAGAGATTAAACAATAAATAAAGGTCTGTAAGATGTTACACTTACAGACCTTTATTAGGTTGAAATTACTAATTGTATTATTTATGAGATAAGCCCCTTATGGGATACTATATCAGCAAGACCTAAACCATAAAACATGGGTATTTCTTCTTCTGTTAGGTCTTTATACTGCTGCCATTCGTTATCAAGATCGTGAAAATCGTAATCTTCATTCAGCACCTCAATATCTTCTTTTGTCATTTGATAGACTGCTATATCTAACACCTCTACAATAAGTTCCCATGTTTTGTTGTAATTAGTGAAATAGATATAAGCAGTATCTTTAAGCGTGTCTTCAATAGTCATTGAACCGTTGGGGTTTTCGAGGTCTTTCTGATATTCTTTGTATAGTTTTTTATCAATGAATAAATCATTGTATTTTTCAGAAAAAGCTCGTATTTCTACTTTCTTTTTGCCATTGAGTATATCAATGGCATTTTCTTTTTTCATTATAAGATGGTATGCCTCTACTGGTTTGCCGTTTATTTCTATTGTCATTTTTTAATGTTTTAGATTAAGGTTGTAAGTGTTTCACTATTTCAAAGACCCTTATATACCTCTTGGTATATAGGGCAAAGGTACGATATAGGTCGCAAAGGGCTGCTATGTTCGTTTGTATAAAATTCGTATTTTTTTTGAATATTTTTTGTTCTGATACATCTGCAAAGGTACGAAAAATAATTTTAACTACTTCAAACACGGGGTACTTTTTATGCGATGTCTAAAATGTTAAATTTATAGAATGAGCGCCATTCATTTTTGATTGTGTCAAAGTAGGTAAATAGGTTATCATTAGATCTGCGGTTGTTCGTAGTAGGTGGTGTATTTGCCAATGTGCCAAATGCTTGACGTATTGAGCCGTCTAATTTCTTGTAGTGAAATTCTACTATCTGGCTTTTCATTTTAGCTTTGAGCTTGATATTTGCCCATGCTTTTTTGAGGCACTCTGAAAAGGTATAACCAGTTTGCTTGAAGAATTGCCATGCAAGGCAAAAGACTGTTTTTTTATCTGTATTTTTCATTTTGGTAGTGTTTAAAAGGTTTAATTTGAGCCCTTGCCAGTAGCGAACTGGGTAACCTCTGGAAAGGTTCAAGGGCGGGTGAAAATGTTAGTTATTGAGATATGTTTTAGCGACGCCTTCGTAATCGCATTTTCTTAAGCAATCAAGCTCTCTGTGGTAGTTAATATTTTCAAAAAGGCATTCAATAAATAGTGCTTTTTGAAAGTTGTTTTTTATGATTGCTTTTTCGTGTTCTAACATATATCTCATTAATTCAGTAAATGTTAAACCATAGTCAAGCGCTTTGCTTGTTTGACTGATTTTTCGCCATTCTTTGTCTGATAAGGTTAATTTTTCAATCTCTGATTGATAGGCGATTATTTGTTCTAATGTTAGCATTATATGATGTATTTATATTGTTATTAAATTTTTGAGCCTTTTTGCGCCTTGCTCAGGGCTTTAGGTGGGTGGTTATTGAACAAAAACGTATACATTACCGCCCGTTACTATCTCACCTTTGTGATAATCTACTTTCTGATATTTTTTAGATGTTTCTTTTATTATCTGAAAGTCTTTTGCTGGTAATTCAGATTTTACATTTACCCAAATAGCATCTTCGAATGTACCTCTATCTAATTTAACAGATACTTTGCGGCTGTTATAACCTAATTCTTTAAGCTCATTTCTTAGGTTACTTACTTTGTCTATTGCTGTCATATTCGTTTTATTTTTAATTAATATACTTGTTTCATTTTGACAGTGCAAAGGTAATTATTTTTGTAATTACAAATAGTTAATGAAATAATAAATATTTCTTTTTGTAATGTTAAATGTAATTACATATATATTTACAATAAAATATATACGTATCTTTGCAAAAAAAAATAAATAGGAATATGGCACGAGTAAAAACAAAGGTCTTTCAGATAAGGGCTTCAGAAGAGTTTATGTCAATATTAAAATCACTATCTGAAAAGAAAGGAATGTCGCAAGCTAACCTAATAGAGCACCTTGTTCGTAAGGAAGCAGACGCTTTGCAACAAAAGGAGCAGTACGAGCAGGATAAAGAAAACACCACTCTATAGTTTAGGAGTGGTGTTGTTGAAAAAAAATAACAAACTAATATAAATATGGTATAGAATTACAGTATTTTATCCTCTACTTCTTTGCAAAGTTGTCGGTATTCTGTGTTCTCGCACATGCTAATATGCTCTTTGCGATAATAGGCAGCGCTTGTGATAGGAATATCTAAGAAAGCAGCTACTTCTTTTTGAGTAGAAAAAGAATGTTTGTAAGCAAGTCCGCAAAATAATTTCAGGTATACATTCCTCCCTTTCAGAGGTTCTTGGGTGATGTCCTCAATGGCTGTTTTAATTTTTTCAAGCATGGTATATCAGTTGTTAGTTGTTAGTTTTTCTTCAACGATCCTTTTAAACTCCTCAAAGGAATAGCATACAGCGTAGGTATGTCCGAGGGTTTCGGCAATTTTTTGAAAGTCTTTTTGGTTTTGCGTTTGGCGATTTCCTTTTACTTTCATCTCGATATAAAGGCTCTTCCCTTGTGGAAGCATTACTACCAAGTCGGCAACTCCTGCGAGTACTCCCTCAGCTTTGAGGCGTTGTGCTTCTCGTACGTTTCGACTGCCACCATTAGGGACGGCGTATATCACGAGGTTAGGATACTGGAGCCTAAACCATTTCACACACGAGGTTTGTAGGGTGCTTTCTTGGTGTTTCATAGGGGTACATTACTTTTTATTGTCACTTTAAATTTTTTGCCCTTATACTCTTTTTTGAATCGTCTTATAATTCTTCTCAAAAAGACAAACCCAAAGGCTTCTTCTACTTGAACCACTATTTTACGAGTTACCATAGATAGGTTTTTAGGAGCAAATTCAAAATCCTTAAGGCGCTGTATGTTTTTTAAGGCTTCATCTTTGGTTATCATTCCTAAATCATAATTCATAATATGACCTATTACATACATAGCAAGTTGTCCGTAACATCTGAATAATGAAACTGAGTTGTTATACTCTACATCAGCAGAGAAAGCATATACATCTTGAGGGTCGATATTTAGTGTTTTTAGCGCCCCTTCGTATGATTTCATTTCCTTAGTAAGGTTAATACACTTATCTGCTTGCTCGTTCTTATCACAGATAAAATCTTGAGGGGAGGTATGTCCTCCGAATATATCATTTATCATATTGGATACATTCTCCGCTGTGTGATAGTCATTCTTTGACTTCATTAAGGATTGATGTAGGCATCTCTGGCTGTATAAGTGAGCATACTTAATGAGAAGAAAGGCTTTCATTATGCGATACCTCCTTTTTAGCTGTCTGCTGTTCTTGTTCTTTATCTTAGGGGTTATTGTTTCCATTCCTAATTGTGATTATTGTTAAATCCTTTCAAAGCGCAAAGGTACAAAAATATTTAAACTATTCCTACAATTTTTTTATATAATTATTTGAAAATGAGTAACATTTACATACGTTTTTGCGTATGTAAAAACGACAATAAAACCAACAATAAATATAACTCATTTTGTTAAATTGTGATTTTAAATCAAGTAAATAAAGGGTTACGAGGATACAGAAATAAGCTCCTTGTAACCCTAAATCATTACTTTTTTTACTCGTAAAATACTATTAATTTAGCGCCTTTTGCCATAGCATGTTCTATCCTTGCTCCTTGACTTTCCTCCCATCCTTGTAGCATGTATATACCCTCACATTGTAATAGATTAGCAATATCCTTTGCAATATGTGCCTCCCAAGGGGCTGTTTCAGATAATCCATTACAAAGAGGATTGACAACCTCGTGACCTAATAATTGGAGCTTGTCTGCTACATCACTAAATCGCTTGCGTGTGTGAGTTAGGTCTGTGCCGCTAATCTTTCCTGAGATATATAATTTCATATTCTTAACTTTTTGACAATGGTTTGTACTTGTTCCTTGAGTTGTTTCCGCGTGCATGTGTTATCAATCACAAAATGGAAATAACTATCAGGCACATCGTCAAGGTCTGTTTCAGAGGGGTGGGTATCCATATTACCCATGTTGCTTTTCACACGGATAAAGATAGGATCAAGTAGTTCCATCTGCTCATACTCCACTTTGAAGCGCATGTCTGTAATAATCACTCTTGGAAATTCGCATTTCTCGTAAGTTAAACGCCTTAGCATTAGCTTAGCGAATATATCATCCCCAAGTAGTTCCTTGTAAAAGTCGGCTGTCTTTCGATATAGCTCCCTTATGGTTAGGTTGCTCGATATACCATTGACAGCTACTAATCGGTTTTCTTTGTAACGGTCTAACATGTATGAATTTGTTCCTACTGCTTGGGACACTATCTCTTTGACTGGCTCGGCAAAGGCTCTTAGTGCGTATTTACGTTGGGTGTAGTCATTGAATAGATTAGCCACGGTGTCCTTTCCTACTCGTTTTTTTCCTGATAGTACAATTAAGTTCTTATTCATAGTTGTTCACTTTTATAGGTTTGTATGAGTGTTTTTACAAGTTCTTCCCGAGCTTCTTCGTAATTTGAAAATTCACCTTTGAAATGTTTGCCTTCGTTTATTTTCATATTATAAAACATAAACTTTGTACTGTCTTCGTGATTTTCTAAAGTTATATTAAACCCTTTCTCTCTGAACCACTCAAAGACTTGTTCCCAAGCGGGGATTGAAGCGTAAAATCCTTTCCTGTTGTAGTTGTCTAACTCAACATCACCAATAGGAAGAATGTAATCTAAAGTTATATCCTCAGAGATGCTAAATTTAAATGTAGTATCAGCTGAGAAAAAATAAAACATAGTCTTTTTGTTAAACCCTATTTCTTTGAGTTCTTTGGCTATCTCTATAGGGACAAGCCAAGTGGGGTAGTTGTTATTTTTCAT